TGTACTCCCTGTGCGCCACAGGAAATGCAAATGTAACGCATATTGCATCTGCCGCATCAGGACTAGCCAAACCCCTAGCCTTCATCTCTTTCTTACTCTCCAAGAAGATAGTACCCCTTGAGTCAGGCTTCATCATAGGCGAAATCAGGTCTGTCTTCAAGAACCTATCGCTCGGGATACTAGCACTCTTCAACCAATCCCGCATATCCCCCCACATCTGGGCGCGCATATTTCCATACATTATAGGGTTTTTTGCCTTGTTGCCAAAATTTATTCCCTTAATCTTATACCGCTGCTCTTTCAACCTATCCACAATCCCCGCACCCAGCCCACCCTCATCAATCACCACCAGCGCAGGCTTAAACTCCTCAATCGCCTCAATCACATGACCCACCACCGTCATTGTGTCATCCCCACGATGCCGCATGATCTTCACAATGTCCCGACCCTGCCTGACCGCAATTACCGTTGCATCCGCACCAAACCGCGCAGGGTCCACACCAATAATAATAGGTGCCGACTGATCCTTGTACTTAGGCCGCTTCATGGCTGCATCCACAATGTCACTTGATATGAACTGGTCATCTCCCTCACTCGGAAACATCCCATACACCTCAACGTGCGCCTGGCTGCTATCAGCACCATACTCCTGAATGATCCTCTCATACACCTGCTTGTCCGTCCCCTCCACCGTCCTAGCATCCACCACCCGCGTTTGCCAAAAGTCCCTCTTACTATTGAAGCACTCATAAAAGTACCCCGTGTTGCGCCGAGGGTTAGAGAACGCCAGCCAAAAACGATTCGGCGTGTTCTCAGTAAAGAATCCACCAGTAACCGACCAAATAGGGTCAGCAATACCGGACGCCTCATCAAAGATCACCAGCACACCGTCAAAGTTGTGAACACCAGCATAGGCATCAGGATTCTCTTCTGACCACAGCCTACCTTCAACACCCCAGTAGCGCGTACCCTTTTTCAAGTCCGTTTCCACCAACTCAGTCAACCACTTGGCCGGTGCAACCCGCGTTGCCGATACTTCAAACCAATGTGAGTTCAGCGACATAGCCAGCCACTTAGTAATCTCAGCCCAAGTGATACTGCGAAGCTGATTCTCCGAGTTAGCCGAGATGATTGTTGTTGAACCAATCCTTGTGGTCACCATCCATATAGTCAACCATGAAACTAATGCTGACTTACCAATACCACGGCCTGACGATATTGCTTCTTGCAATACTTGGTACATTATCTCTTCAGTTGACTTATTACCCGCCAGTTCAGAATTAACTTTAATATGGTCAGTTATATCTTGCAGAATATCACGCTGCCATTTTCTTGGACCAGAGAAGTGTTCTAGCGGCGTACCTTTAACACCCCAAGGAAATACATACTTAACAAACGCCAGTGGATTATTACTTAATGCCGGACTCCAAAGTAATGCCATTAACTCTTGTTCGTCTTCGGGTTTGTAGATTGGGGTTTGCATTTGTTAATTTAAAAAATTTAGAAAAAATAAAAATTGTTTGTGGAGGCTCCGTCACCGCTGGCCCATCAGCCTCGGCCCTCCCCCTCCCCCTCGTCATCTGCACTTTTTGCATGTGCAAGGCGCGGCGCTACGTCAATGACGTCGACCAGGCGAGACTGTGCAGCGGCCAGCGCTCCCGTGATTGAGATGCGGGCATCACTCACGGACACGTCGAGCCGGTCACCGTAGACTTTTGGTGCGAGCTTGGAAGCGCGCCACCTCATACTATCTAGAACAACCCGCGCGGCATGGCTATCCATCGTGCCAGCGCTCACGGCCTCTTCGACGGCCTCCATGCGATCAAAAAGGACATCGGCCTGAGCCATCCGAGCGCGCGCGTACCTGGTGGCAAGGGAGGCATCATCCCGCATCCATCTAATCACCGTGGTGTGATCTGGCATCCCCTCCATGCGACATACCTCCCGCATCGATTTACCGGCCTCGATCTGCACCAGTAAGCTATCCACCATTACATTTTTTGTTGCATCGTCGTAAACCACGTACGCCATAAAAACCTTTCAACATCTATCGAATTATCAACCAAAACAGACAAAAACGCGAGACAAACGTGTTTGCATTTTTCCCTAAAGGGAAAAAATGCAATTTGTGCACGTGTTTTGTCCCTTTTCGCCCCCCTTTGCACAAAATGCATGTGCAGTGCATGTGCAATTTGTGCAACTCATAAAGGGGTAAAACACTGTACACAATCACAGTAACAAGTTTGTGAATTGACAGCATTGTATGCGCTACGGAATCTGTTACACTCTATCTCATGGTGCAGCAAAGGGCGGCACCTAAACAAAGAAAGACACATCATGAAAGCACAAATTCTGGTTTACGGCTTAGAACGTGGCGAGCATCGCGATTACATGGAATCGCTACTAGCTTCAAACTGTCGCGATTCTAGCGACGTTGAAAAGGTAAAAGCGGCAGCCAGTGCAGCCGGTTTTCATTCTTTTCGCGTGACTACTTATGACGGCTCGGCGCCCAACTTTGCAAAGGCGGTGAATGTATGACCTCAATCAAAACCTTAGAAAATTCCATCTTTTGGCAAAAACATGTATTTGCCAATGCTTTGAACCCGGCACAAAAAGCACGTGCAGCAGCAGCTATTGAAAAACTTACCGCCCAACTTAACCAACTAATCAAAGGATAAACACCATGAAAACCTACAAATTCACAATTCACGCTTCACCCTCCGAGCGTGGTGCAATGGAAGGCTTTGTAACAACTTATCCAATGTCCACGGTTTACCGCGAAGAATTCGAAGGAACATTAGAAAACGTGGCAAAGCGCGTTAAGGAAATACGGGAAGAGCTTATTAAGTCACGCGAATTTGAACCCGGCAAAGGGTTTAGTGTTGACGCTATGTTATGGCGTGGACAACGTAAGCCCGCCGGTTATGACGCAAAACGCCGCGAACGCTGCACTAATTATCTGGCTGCCTAATAACCCAGCCTTATGCCTACGGGCATAGGGGTGCGCATTAGCCCGCCATTAATAAACTACTGGAGTAAACCATGAAGCAGACAATCAACACCGCCTCACAATTTCGTGACGCATTTTACAAAGCCAATCGTGGCGAACAATTCTCTTATGACGCCTTAGGATTGCTATTCGATTACTTTGAAGAAATTGATCCCGAAATGGAATTAGATGTCATTGGCATTTGCTGCGACTATGAGGAAAGCACGCCCGCCGATATTATGAAAAGTTACAGTTTAGAAAACGAGGATATGGTTGTTGATTATGTTGCCGACAATGGCTTTTATATCGGCACTACCGAAGACGGTTCAATTGTTTATCAACAGTTTTGAGGATTAATATCATGCGCGAACACTACACCCCCACCCCCCAGCGTTACCCGCTGGCCGATATAACCCTGGCCGTCGCAATTGGCGTATGCCTGGCCCTGGCCCTTGTTGAATGGTGGTCGGTATGACCCGCGCCAAATATTTGACCGCTGTTATGCAACTATTGACGGTCCCAGAAATAAAGCGCAGCGCGGCCAGTCCCAGCGCTTACATGACGCGCACGCACGTTCTATTGCACTATGTTGCGCTTCGGCGCTTAGGGGTGAAATAATGGACCCCTACGACGACGACGATTGCGCCTATATGGGCGACGACTGGCCTGACGATTATGATCCGGAATACGAGCCGGAAGAAGATTACTATCCGGAGCCCCTTTATGGCCAATGATCCCGACATCAGCGAGAAAATCGACCACCTGGTGGCCGTCTACCATTGGAGCCGTTACGAGGCCATGGAATACCTGCTTTATGATGATTACGACCCGGTTGATTGGATCAATAGCAAGTGGGAGGAGCCGTGCTCGTTGCCGCCTTACTAGCGGCCCTCATTGCCCTGCTGCTGGGCCTCTAACACTTAGCCCCTTTACTGGGGCTTTTTTACGCCCTCAATCTGGCGTTTAGCATCGTCAAAGCCTCGGCCTATGATGACGCTGTGACCGATACCCTCAAGGTAAGCGATCCAATCACGTTGGGCGGGCGATACGGTCCCGCCGGTGGTGCGCTTCATTTCAACCCAAAGCCCCCAAGCGGGCACGAATAGGTCCGGCACTCCCGCAGTGACCCCCTCGGCCTTCAAGCTGGCGCCCTGGGCCATGCTGCGGCCCCCGCCGTTCGGTATTGCAAAGATACGCGTATCCGGCCACTGGCGCCGGAACCAGGCCACCAGACGCACCTGTTCTAGGTGCTCTGATGGTGCGACATCCGTCAAAATGGTAACTCCCATTCCCACAGACTGCACCCGCCTGGCTCACTTGCAAAATCAGCGGGCGGCTCATCGTCAAACTCGGCGCACCTGCCCTCTTTGCTGTAATGGTCGCAGGTCGTGCAAACCCTCGGCGGCTCGGCCCTCTGGGTGGCTCTATAAATGGTAACGATCTCGGGTTCTGGGTGT